CGCAATGGAGAACTACCTAGCCCCTCCTAGCGACTGACGAAACCAAGCGCCAGCCACGTTCTTACGGCTTAGGAAGCGCTCTCCATGCAGCCTCAAAAGCCTCGGGGGATTCCCAATCGTTTGACACTTCGACGTGGAGCCATGCACCGCCGGGTGTTCCTGCGTTGTCAGTCTTTGTAAACACCTTCACGCCCTTCTCGCCTTCGCCACGGGAACAGCGGTAGCCCCTGCCCCATGCGGTCTTGTCTGATGGGTCTTGCTTCGGGTTGAGGTACGAGTAGTCGTGAACTTCGCAGATCCGCAGCTCTTCGCTGTACGTCATGAACCAATCCCACGCCTGTCGAGCAGCTGCACGGCCTGCACGGGTCGCTGGGTAGCCCATATCAACTGCATACCCTGTCGCATGGACAGAGAGGTTCTTACTGCCTCGCATCTGGCGGTTCACATACATTCCGAGGTTGGTGAAACCCCATCGGCGTTTGCAGAGGTCGTAGAACTTCTTTGTTACGGGGTCGGTAGCGCCACCGTTCCACGCAGGAAAATATGGGTACTTACGGGGCACTTGGCGGATCCTTTGGTTTGTCCTTCAAGCCGTTGCCTGCGAGCAGACCGATGAGTCCACCGGCGAGGGTCATCAGCATTGGGGAGAGGACTGCCCATGCTTCTGCGTCGTTGGGGGCTTGTTCGAGTGGTTGGACTACGAATAGGAGGCCGTAGATGAGCGAGACGATTGCAGCCACGAATGAGAACGAGAGCGCGATGCCTACGATGAGGATGAGTCGGGCTTTGATTTCTTCGTTGCTTAGGCGTTTTTCGGGGTTCATGGGCATCGTCTTTCTAGTAGGCCGTCGGCTTTGGTGGTTTCGCAGTTTTCGCGGATGCGGTCAGCGCAACTACTCAGGGTCAGTGCCAGTGTCAGCGTCAATAGCAATCGCTTCATCTGTTGCCTCCTGTGGGCGTACAAGTGGTGCTGGCGGTTCTGTGTCGTGTTCCCACAAGATCAGGACACCATCTGTCAAAGCCCAACCAGTGTCAAACCCTGATTCCTCCAATAGTTGCATTGCTTCTAAATGGTTCATGCTGAAACCTCCATAAGAATCATTGTTGATAAGTCTCCACCAATTTGAACGGATGCCGAAGCAGCGCCCGAGTTGCTGAAAAACTGTGTCTTGTAAGTTGTCGCCGAAGTTGTGGCAGGGCTGTCTAAGTAACAAGTGCTCATCGCTGCGATACGAAGGTTTAATGCAGTTCCTGTGTAGCCAGCGCTGTGAGCAATTAAGGCAATCTGTGACGCTCCACGGACTAGCCGAAGGTTAATAGCGTTGTTCACGTTTGCGCTGCTCTTATCACCACCAACTTGATTAACAAATACAAGGATTTTGCTGGAGGTGCTTTGTGGTGTAATCGTTGCACTGAGTGTCGTATCTGCATAGGTTGCTGTGGAATTGCTGACGGGCGTTGCAGTTGTGCCTTGTACTACCTGCAAAATGCGAAACGCACCTCGAAGGTCGTTCTGTTGTGCAGCTGTTAAAACAGCCCCTGAAGAAAAGGACGCTGGGAGATTTGTAGGGGTAGCCATATATTTATCCTAAAAGGTCAGTTCCATCAAGTGTGGATTGGTTAAGAATGAAAACCGCAGCCCAACGCGCCGAACCCTCAAAGGTTGTGCGCCACTCACCCGGAGTCACCGTGTGCGAGATGCGAGAAATGAGCATTGGTGTAGTGATGGCGTTACCCGTCGGAGGCTGAACCACAAGCGTGATGCGGTCATTCAGCTCACGGTCAAGAGCATTAGCCCAATCTGACGTGGGCGACAGGACAACTTCAAACGGATCAGCCTTCGGGTAAACCTGCCCACCCCAGCTTGTAATAATCGTGCCAATGTCCACAGCGTCAGCAAGCGTAGAAACCTGCGTATCAAGCGACTCCTCAGCAACGCCAAAAGTGTTGACGCTTGTCGTGTTACGCCCGATGTAAACACCACCGCCCGACATAGAAATGTTCGCCTCGTTACGCATCGAGTCGCCGTCATAAGAAAGTGTCACCTCAGGCCCGATAGCAATACCGCCAGCGCCGTAAGTGCCCTGCGAAACAACCGAGCGTGTCTGTGTGCGGATCTGGTTTTGGTTGTACAACGTCACCACGCCAGTACGGTCAACGAACAGCGGTGCATACTCAGAATCTGCAACCTTCTGCAATTCACTCGTGACACGAGGAGCGTCGTCAGTAATGTCAAGCACACTCGACGCAGGAGCAGACGGCCCACTCGTTAAAGACGCAGGAAACGGGGTCTGACCGATAAGGCGCGTGAATCGTGCAGTTGTGGTCTCAGCCAGTGCAACCGTGGAGTACTTGAAAATCTCCTGGAAAATGGATTGGGCAATGCCGGTGCTCCACACGATAACTTGCTGAACAGATCCTGTACCGATGTTTACAGCCTCAGGAAGAGCAATGTAAATGCCAGCGTTGTTTACAGTCGTGGTGGCAATCAGGATGCCGTCGATATAAAGCGTGATGGTACGCGCGGAGCTGTTCCAGTCGAAGGACAGCATGCGGGCAGCGCCCGAGTCAAACCCTGATGAGTTAGTGCTGGCGACCTTTGAGTTACCGAACGACGGCTCGGTCACTTCGACACTGAACTTTCCTGTGCTGTTGTCGTAGCTCATGTACCAAAAATGGTTGTAGATACTGCCGTACAAGAACTGCGAAATGCTCCCCGATGAGTCAGGGATAGCCCAACACGAAACCGAGAAACTACCCGGACTGCTGTTCGTTCCGCCCTGCGCTGACAGTGCAGCGTCAGAGCCTGTGCCCGTTACAGAACTATTAACAAGCCCCACAGCAAGTTGAGAACCGCTCGAAGCAGCTGCAGTCGTCGCCATGTCTAACGGTTCAGACCCGTAATCCTTCAAAGACTGGTTAAGCGTGTACGGCCCTACAGGCTCGTCACAGGGGTAATAGTGACGTGGAGACGTTGACAGGATGTACGAACGGCTCCAGTCCGCAGGGAGCGTCTCAGAGGCAAGGAAACCAAGAGCGTCCATGCAAGACAGGGTCACGGTTGAGTCTTGTCCTGCGTCCGTCCACGCTGGAGGCCATCCCTGAATAAAGCCACGAAACACCCTGTAGGTGACTCCGTTGTGAACCGCTGAGATTTGAATCTGACGGCGCGGTAACAGTTTGCCGTAGTAAGGGCCTGAAGTGTTGAACGGGTCAAAGCGTCGGTCTCGGTTGCTCAAGACAACTATTGCGTTGCCCGAGAACGTGTCCCAATCGTCAGAGCGTCCACGATCTGTTGACATCTCACGGACATACGAAGTGACGTTTACCCAATTAGGAAACAACACATAAGGGCCGTCGTCAAAAGCGATTTCTACAGTGGCGACGGGAAACGGCATCAGCGACCTGCACCGCTGCGGATGCCATAACCGCCGTCGCTACGAGCACCCTCACGAAGGATGCGCTTAATCTCGCCAGCCACCGCCTTCGGATCAGTCACAGGGGAAACCTGCACGATGATGCTGCCGGGGTTACGAGCTGCATAAGTGCTGGCTCCAAGACCCTGTGTGGCAGTCACGCCACGTTGGCGCTGAGACCGCAAGGTCATGTCGGTAGTTTCGGCAAACCCTTGTCGAGTTCCCTTACTGAAAGAGAAGTCTGTGCTACCTGTGGCGATGAGTTCACCAAGGGGTTGGAAGGTTGCAAAGTTGTACAGGTTTTTAATTCGAGCGATGCTGTTAAACGCTCCAAGTAAAGCGTTGATTTGTTTACCGATTGCGTTCAGGTTTCCGTCTGTGTCGTACAACAGAAACTGCAGCTGGAACTTCAGTTCTTCGACACCGCCAGCGAAACCCTTCTTGCCGAAAGCGTCAGCGACCTTAATCGCAGACTCCGCAAGTTGTTGGATGTAAGGCAAGATGTAAAGACCAAGGGACTCTTTAAGTTCGTCAAGCGTGATGGACAGACGAGCCATCGTGCCCTCAAAGGTTGCAGCCTTCTCGTTAGCACCGCCAGCAAACTTCGCTGTTAACTCATCTTGAATAGTGCTGAACTTTTTAGCCTTTAGCTCTGCCTTGCTGTAACCAAGACCCAAACGACCTAGAGCCGAATTCTGACCCTCGCTCGCACGAGCCAAACCGTTAACCACAGCCTCCAACGGCTTGCCAGTTCGCCCCGAAATATCTAATGCCAGCGACAACAGCTTCTGAGCCTTGGTGACATCCTTCGTAGACCTGAGCAACCGATTAAGACCCGGACGGAGATCGTCGTCCGCCACACCCGTGGCACGGGCAGTCACGTCAATGTAATCCTCAACGGCTGCAATTTGTGCGTCGGTTGCCTTGGTCGTTGATTTCAAAGTGCCAGCAAGTTGAACCTGCGCTAGTTGATCCGCGCGAGCCATTTGGGCAAAGTTCCACAAGGATTTAGCGCCAATGGCAGCCGCGACACCAACGGCTGCAAAACCAAGCGCAGCAGCCTGACCAGCCTTTTTGAGAATAAACGCAGCCTTCTGTCCACGGGTCTCTAACTGCTTAAAGCCCTCAATGGCTTTTTTGATGCCTTTGCCGTCAAACTGGGAAACAATGGGGATGGAAAGACTCATTACAGTTTCTTCTCTACTAAGGCGACGGCACGAACAATGACTCGCTGTAGTTCCTTCTCGATGAGGTACTTACGCGAGTAAACCACAGGGCCAATGACACGGGTTCTACCTGGACGCACAACACCAAGACGGTCTGCAAGTGAGGAGTCGTGTTTACGCCCTGCAGTTTCAAACACAGCTGCGCCCACGTTGCGTTGCTCAATCAGGATGACATTCTCACTAGATCGGCGTGTGTCCACTTTGACGTTTACACCACGGCGAGCGCCAGCAACAGTGAACGGAAATATCTTGCGACCCTTTTGCGACCAGTTGCGTTCCATACCTGAAAGGGGAACAGTCTGATAGGCGGTCTTCACAGCGTCCGTAGCAGGCTTAGCAATTTCCTTCACGTCACGGGTGAACTGTTTACGCAACTCAGGGTCAATGCGACGAAGAGCAAGAATGGCTTCTTTGCCTCCTACTACTTTCGTCGTCATATTTGCTGTCATTGCTGGGGCTTTTCGTGTGAGACCTTCAGCACCGTTTCCAATGCTTCAATGTCGAAGGGTATTTGTGGAGGCCAGAAACCAGTCGCCAGCAGAATCTCTGCTAGGACTCGGAGGTAACTGCCTCTTCCGTAGGGTTTGCGTTTTCCTCGTCTAACACTTCGATGCTGATAAGGCGCTTGACATAATCGTCAAAGACGGCCGGTACGGAATGGTTGATTTGCTGGCAACAGG